CCTTGTTCCTTAAAGTCGCCTCTGTACAACTCTGTGGCAACAGCGATTCGATCGACTTGCTCCATCGTCAACGCATGTTCGCCGCTAGCCGTCGCAAGCTCTCGGACAATCTCGTCAGCCCACGACCAGGTGCCGCGTCTTTGGGAGATGTCATAGCGCAATCCGTCGAAATGCAACCCCACATGTGTGTGTGCAGAGCCGCTTTGGACAGTTGCAGGATCTCCTTCGATAGCATCGGCAACCTCCTCCACGATTGTTGGTCTAGCGATCACAACTGGTGGGAGCCCCAACGCAGTTAACGACGATCGCAAGCCACTGATGTCGTTCGTGGCACGCGGTTTGATGTGGCCTCTAGTATCGATCTTCATGTTCGATATGACAGACACTTCTTTTGCCAACGTGTCGATGAACTCCTTACGGACGTCTTCGAACATAGCTCGAATAGACATCCACGGCTGCGCAAACGTCGTTGCCTCTGGCAACGGCGCTGCATCTGCTTGCAGTACACCACCACTGAACAACGTGTAACGCTTCGCTTCCAGCTTGTCGTCCCACTCGTCGAACACCGATCTCTCTGTGGTCCACGCATCGTCGCCTGCCTTTGTCAAGGGAATCGTCTTTCCGTCCTTTCGCCTAACTTCAACCAGGTAGTTGAAGCGACGATAGTACGCAGTGGCGTCTCTGATAACCTGGCTTTTATACGGTCGCCTCTGGTTAGAGGTTGCCATAATGGCCAGCGATGAGAACGTTGCACCTTTGCAACCGTTCGGGTCATCAGGATCCAGCGATGCCATTTCAATAGGCACTCGAGTGTTCGTGCAGTAGTCCAGAATGATCTGTGACTCATCCACCATGCCTGACGGCGGTGCGGTCGATCCGAAGTCGTCCAGCAACACAACGGGCTGATTGTGATATCGGTCCCAATGCTTCATGTTGATACGGCGCGGGTAGTACTCAGCGTCTTCTCCAAACATGTGCTTCGTTAGCGCGGGTATCATCGTCGACTTTCCGATTCCGGGTAATCCATGCATGTAGAACACGAATGGTGTCACAGCCGATCCAGCGGTGTTGTCCACAATACTGGCCGCCACAAACGCGGGCTCGAGGTCTTCGACATCCTTCAGAAAGACTCTGAATTTTGAAAGGACTTTGTAGTCAAAACCTCGTTCCTTGATGGAGTCCGCTAATTTGCGCGCCTCCCGATACGCACTGATCATCTCCTTCCTTTTCAAAGGATCACACAG